ATGTGAGTATTTGCGCTCCCGCTTTAGAAATATAAGTTTTACTAATGCAATTTATTTAATACAGTCAGTGCGAGCATCAATGCACTGCTGAAGAGCCTTTCTTTTGTGTAGTAGCGAACTACCGAAGCTAAAAAGCTTCGCACACTATCTCTGAGTTTTCTCTACAACCACCAAGTTGAAGGTCGCTTAGTAGTGGCAAGTAACTACCCCAGAGAGGTTCTTTGGTTTAACCTGCATGTACCCAACGCAGTGGAGTGATAAGTTCACTCCCGACTATCAATAGTGAAAGCGAAATCTGTTTGACTATCTAATTCATTTGGAAAAGATTCTCCAAACAGAAGATTGTCTTCAGGTCCACTTTCTACTGAAACAGAATCAGCATCACCATTTCCAGGCTCTCCAAAGAAAGTTCTGAAAAGTGGAGCAAAGAATTTAGGCAAACCAAGATGTTCGCATAAACCTTCAGCACCATTCAAGTGATAAGAATTTTCAATTTCAGATACAAATTTGTCGCCTCTAGTTCGAGCCATTTTAATCAATTGAGAGATCTTCCTTTGATAAACACCCTTATGATAACGAGACATCACTTCCTCAGCAGTGATGTTGATAAAAGCTATCGTAACAAACATAGACAACATGAGTTTGATAAATTCCAAGAAGCCTGGACGGTGAGATTTCTTGCCTTTCTGACAGTCAAGAAATTCATCAGATTCCAATTTAAATTTCCTCTTGTATTCAACAACTCGTTGATCATACGTTTTAAGGTCGCCTACTATATGTGCAATACCAGCTTCTTTCGCAATTGCATAAAGCTTAGGCACGTTCTCTTCATAGTATTTGCGTCCAAAGCCAAACCAAGCACGAGCAACATTCTTCAAAGATTCAGCATTTTGCTCTTGCTCATTTAGGGCATTAGACTCCATATGGGTGTGCAACATTTTGGCAATAGAGCTATCTTCAATTTGAGCTCCATACAAGCCAAGATCAGGATTCCAAACGGGGTAATGTTTCAAAAACGATGCGTCTTGTAACCTAATAAAAGGCACAGACTTGGACTCTTTGTCAGCCATAGTGTATGTAATACCACTTCTAGCCAATACTTCAGAAATCCTAGTGTGATTAAAAGCATCATATCCACGTTTGACGCCCATCTCATTGTCGTCTCCGTAAGTAATAAGATTCACTACTTCATGAAAAAGAGGAAAGCGTTTCCACTTTTCCTCTTTAGCAATAACGTAATATGTGTATCTCATGTACAAACTATTAACAAGACTATTGATAATTGTGGTCAAAGGGTGACCAGAAGGATTACTACCATTCAAGGTAAGGATAACTCCAAAATAGTCATACGTAGGGTTGCAAATTTCAGATGCGATTCCACGCATAACTTTGACATCATCCTCATCATAATTTCCTCCAGCAATCATTAGACGAATTGCAGAATCAAAAGCCGCTGTCATAAACTCACATGACATTTGGGAATCGAATGACTTGTAATCACCTGCAATAATTCTATCTTCTCCATGAGCACCCAAGTATTTCATGAGCTTGGTGAATTCAGGAGAATGAACATCAAGTCCAACAGCACATTCAAACAAGAGCTTGTTTTGTTGAATGAGAGCGCTCAAAGTCAAGAAATAACGCCGAATAATCAAAGTATCTGCTATGTTCGATCCAGCAAACACTCTACGTTTTTCCTTTGTGAGCTTGGTAGGTTCATCCTTCATAGACGCTTTGAACGTCATATGAGTCCTAAGACCATTGCGAAGGGTTTCTTCTCGATCATTGACAACATCCAAAATCCATGGTTCTGCGTCAAGAGTACGAGTAATACCACTCACGTGTCTACTGGACTCTTTGATATATAACTTCTTTTGTCCTCTAAAAGGAAATCCCATGGACGTAGTAAGTTCGATTGCGTTAATCCCAAGTGCGCCATCGAGACCAGCTAGGTTCACATCATCACTAATTTTAGTCAGTGATGATAATTGTTCCTTAGACAGTCCTTTGGTTAATTTGAGATTAAGATCAACACACGCCTTCTGAAAACACTCCTCGTCAAAATCACAAGCAGTGTTCGTCTTACGCGTGAGATCGTCAATCTTATGTTGAATATTGCCAAGACCAGTAGCCTTGCCGTGTTCACGCTCAATACCAGTGTGTTTAGTTACAATATCCGAAATCTCAGACACAACAACACGTGACTTTTCAAATGAGCCAACTGGTAAATCATGAGCACCATGAACTGCTACATTGCTCTTGGGTGGCAATTTTCTGAGGGCATGACCCTCTTTGATCTCCTTAGCCAAGGAGAAGTGAATGCCAGCAACATCTTGTTCGATGGGACATTCATTATGAGAACGCATTCTACCTGGTACTTTATCCAATTCGGCAACACCAGCGCGAAGTTGTTCTTCAGTGATAGCTGCAATAGCTCCAGTCGTTCCTTTACCAGCAAGATGAAATCCACAAATAAATGGATGCCCATCCTTGGTATTTACTAGTGCGGTGGCCATACAAAGACCATTGAAGGTGCCATCAGGTTTATAATACGTGTAACCCGGATAATTGCCACCTTTACTAGAACGAATTTTGCCAAAAGTGCCAGCATATTTACCCAAATTCTGAAAACCTTCATTTTCCGCATAGAAAAGAAGATCAAATTCAGCAACATTACCTTTACTTAGAGTTTCAGCAAACAGATGATACAAAGGCCTCTGAGAGCCAATTCTCTTACAATACCACAACGCAAAATCTGTACCTGGAATACGGTACGTTTTCTTGCGCTCAAGTGGATAGGTAAATTCTCGATCGGGTGTGATAATTTTAGTAGACTGAGGCGTGTCAGGGACAATGTGAGCTGGAATCAATAAGACATCACTGTCAATTGGAATGCAGTTACAGTGCTCAAATGAAAAAGCAGTTTTGCTAACTTGCATAACCCATTGTCTCTTAGCCATAACACGATGACCTTCCTTGATCGTCATAGAGCGAGCTCTGTGAGACGCAGGCGACTTCCAAGCATATTTGAGAAAACGAGGAATAGAACTCCAAAAAGGACGATCTTCTTCATCATCCTCGCTCTTCCATTCAGGCTGTGGAAAGTGCTTTGCTAGATCTTCATTAGCACAAGCCTCGGCTGCTTCAGAAAAAGTAAACGTTCCAAAATAATTTACAAGATAACTGACAATAGTATAACCAAATAAGGAAAGAATGCCAATCATAATCTTGTATTTGGTTCGAAATTCGAGATCGGACCATAATTCTGAAGGTCGACGGAAAGCAGCCATTTCTACAATCGTGCGCGCTACATACTGTCTGGTGGTTTTCATAATAGAATTAATCGTGAAAAGTATAACAAAGATAAAGATCAAAAGTGGAACTCTAAGTGTCATATCCAAACAAATAAGCAAACCAATCGCATAAAAGTGTAAAGTATACAAATCGCGAATATGGTTACAATAATCTGGAAAATTACTAGACAAAACGTAGATCATACCTGGGACAGATAAAAGACTGTCCAAATAGCGAGTATTAATCGCTTGGTAAATCATATGTTCAAAGTTCAACAAAGAATTAGTGAAATTACGAATTAAATCTGATACGACAGTTTGACTGTCCAACATCTCTTGGCAGTTGCACATTTCTTTGGGTAAGTAACAAGCTTCGCAACACATAGGCGAGTCATTTTCAGGCTCACCATTAACTTTGCAATCATCACAATCGCAATATTGCGGTTTGTGTTCGCATTGTTTACAGTATTGAATAGCTTCTTCTACCTCCAATTGTTCAGGAGTGACAAATTGAACTGAAGCACATTTACACAATTGACGGGGTAAACGACAATCTTCGTTTTCACACAGTGTAATACTATCTTCAGCATTTTTGGCAGCAGCGATGGCTTCTTGCTGTCGGTAAAACTTTTTAGACACATCTCGTAAAAACTCCATGAGTTCACGAATATTGATATCTTTTAAGGGTTTACCTTTATGATATACAAGATCCCATGCAATACCACTAGTGTTGGTTTTGCTTCCCTTCTTATTTCTAATTTCCACTGTTTGATTCTCATAT